GCGTGGCCGAGAACGTGAGCCTCATCAAATCCATTGCCTCTGAGTACTTGCAAAAAGTAGAGGGCGCAGTCATGCGCTCAATCACCACGGGTAACGGCCTGCAAGATTTGGTACCCGCATTGGAGCAATACGAAGGGCAGACCCACCGCCGCGCTAAAAACATTGCGCTAGATCAAACGCGCAAGGTCTACAACTCCATTAACCGTGGACGCATGGAGGCTATCGGGATTCAAAAATTCATGTGGCACCACAGCGGAGGCGGCGCACACCCGCGCAAAGACCATCAGGAGATGGACGGGAAAGTGTATAGTTTCGATGACCTACCCGTTATCGACCCGCGCACGGGGGAGCGAGGCATACCAGGCCAAGCGCCTAATTGCCGCTGCACCATGTCGCCCGTCTTTGACTTTTCTAAGGAATAGCCGCCATGCCACTACAAAAAGGCAATTCGCCCGAAGCAATCTCAGCCAACATTGCTGAGTTAATTCGCTCGGGCCACGACCCCAAACAAGCCGCCGCCATTGCCTACAACGTGGCGAGTGGTGAAGACCGCGCGGCGGGGATTCTTTACCGCGCGGGCGATTCGGTCTTGATGCTTTTGCGCTCTGCTGCCTCTGAGGATTACCCTAATACGTGGGCCTTTCCAGGCGGCGGCATTGAAACTGGGGAGACGCCCGAGCAAGCTGCCATCCGTGAGAGCCAAGAGGAAATCAGCTACACACCTACGGGCGCTTTGCGCGTCTTAGATTGGGCCAACGGCTTTACGACTTTTGCGCTTGACTTGGTGCAACCCTTCGCGCCCGTCTTGAACGGCGAGCATGTGGGCTACATGTGGGCCCCAATCAACGCTTTGCCTACGCCTTTGCACCCAGGCGCGGCCGCTACGCTTGCTTTGACCACGAGCCCAGTATTCGGCATGGATGGCGCACGTACCTATGATGGCAATGGCTGGTTTGAGGTGAAGGCCAACCCAATCAGCAAGGCGGGGGTATTCCCATATTCAGGGCGTCAGCTTGGTCTAACGGGCCCTGACGCTGACCGCATCTTTCAGGTGCTGCGACCACCCGAAGAACTGAGCGACCCTGCGTGCTTGGAGTCGTTCAAGCTCATCCCGTGGATTGATGAACACACGATGCTTGGGCCAAACGCTCAAGAATTGACCGATCGAGCTATGGCCGCTGAGAAAAAAGGCGTGCAAGGTGTGATTGGCGAAGACGTATTTTTTAAAGATGGCACGTTATTTGCCAACATCAAAGCGTTTTCGTCTACACTGGCAACACTAATTCAGGCTGGAAAGCGCGAGCTTTCCGCTGGTTATCGTTGTATCTACGACATGACTTCGGGCGTTTGGAACGGCCAAAGCTATGACGCAGTACAGCGAAAAATCAGGGGCAATCACCTTGCCCTTGTTACTGAGGGGCGCATGGGGCCGGACGTGGCCGTAATGGATCGCTTCACTTTTAGTTTTGACGCTATGGAGATAAAAATGGCAGATGAAAACCAAGGCGGCGCGACAGGTGCGGGGTCTATGACTCTTGAGCAAATCGTGGCCGTTGTAACCGAACTCGCACCGCAAGTTGCGAAACTGACCGCTGCAATGGCACCCATGCTTGGTGCTGCTGAGGCGACTGAGAAAGCCGCTACCGGCGGTGTGGCCGACGAAGAAGTCACCAAAGACGAAGGCACCTACGCTAGTGGCGATGGTGAAGGCGGCGAAGGTACTCCAGCCGGTACAGCTAAAGATGAAGACATGACGGGCATGGATGCCGCGCTCAAGCAAATTGCAACTCTGCGTAAGCAAGTGACAAGCCTGCAAGCGAATGGCGAACGTGCAGTTCTGTCCCAAATCGCCAAGCGCGATGCGCTGGTAAAACAAATTTCAGCACATGTGGGCACTTTCGACCACGCTGAGAAAACATACGATGACGTGGTCAAGTATGGTTGCGAAAAACTCGGCATCAAAGCCGCAGCGGGTCAAGAATCCGCCGCGCTGTCGGGCTTCTTGCAAGCACGCCCCGTTGCAACTCCAGCCGCACACGTGGCAGGTATGGACTCTGCTGCACACAGCGGTAAGGGTAGTTTCGTTTCCCGCCATTTGGGAGGTAAGTAATCATGCAATCTACTGTTGCTTTGAACCAAGGCTTCGGCGTTGTGGGTGAGGTGGTCTTTGAAGGCCCCTTGCGTGCACAGCCAGGCATCTTGAAGGGCACCGCCGCTAACATCGTCGTGGGCCGCGCGTTCACGATCGACTCTGCTGACGGTCGATTTCAACCAGGCGGCACCGGCGTTTTCGGCGGCATCTTGTCTGACCCTAAAGCTCTGCAATCTGTCGGTACTTTGGCGGGTGGCCCATTGGCTCCTACGCTCACTGTGCCAGCGGGTACCGTGGGCCAATTTGTGACCATGGGCGAGATTCTCGTCTACTTGGACACCGCCGCTGCTATTGGCGATGGCGTGTTCTTCACAAACGCTACGGGCGTCTTGTCGGCGGGTACGGCTACGACTGGTCAAACTCAAATCGCAGGTGCACAAGTCAAACGCTACGCCAACGCCGCCGCAGGGTTGGCAGTGGTTAGCTTGACCGGCGCTTAATCGGAGAAAACAACATGAAAAAAGCATCTACAGTCCATAGCCATATTTTTGGCCGTGACGTTCGCGCAGTCGAGATGACCGCCGAAGATTGCGCAGATTTCGGCGCACTCTCACAATTGGGCATCAACATGCCTGCTAGCTTCGTGCAAGGCCAAATGGCTGATATGCAAGTGGCTGGTATGGCAATGGATGACACCCAAGGTCTCATCACTACTGCCAGCATTGCCAACCCCGTGCAGTTCTTGCAATCGTGGTTGCCAGGCTTCGTGCGCGTGATTACAGCGGCTCGTCGCATTGACGAAATCGTAGGTATCACTACCGCTGGTAAATGGGACGACGAAGAAGTCATCCAAGGTGTGTTGGAGCCTTTGGGCGAAGCCGCACCTTATGGCGACTACACCAACATCCCGTTGTCTAGCTGGAACGTGAACTTCGAGCGCCGCACTGTTGTGCGCTGGGAAAAAGGCATCAAGGTTGGTTTGTTGGAAGATGCACGCAGCGCGCGCGTCCGTATCAACAACGCCGCTGAGAAGCGTAGCGCCGCCGCTTTGGCTTTGGACATTCTGCGTAACCGTGTTGGCTTCTATGGCTACAACGGCGGCGCAAACCGTACTTACGGTTTCTTGAATGACCCAGCTTTGCCAGCCTACATCTCTGCTGCTGCAACTGGCACTGGTAGCTCCACACTGTGGGCTAACAAATCGTTCTTGAACATCACCGCTGACATTCGCGGCATGTTTGCACGTGTGCAAGCGGCCTCGCAAGACGTGGTGAACGTCGAGACCACGCCAACCACATTGACCTTGGCTACAAGCGTGTACCAATACCTCTCCGTGACCTCTGATTTCGGTATCAGCGTTCGCGATTGGTTGCGTACCACTTACCCCAAGTGCCGTGTGATTTCAGCCCCTGAGTTGAACGCTGCAAACGGTGGTGCCAACGTGGCCTACTTGTTCGCGGATTCTGTGGATGATGGCGGTAGCGATGGTGGTGCGACATTCGTGCAAATCGTCCCCGCTAAATTCCAAGCGCTGGGCACTGAGAAGCAAGCCAAAGGCTACGTGGAAGATTTCAGCAACGCCACCGCTGGTGTGTTGTTGAAGCGTCCTTTCGCGGTACAGCGTTTGACAGGCGTTTAATCAACCCTCCAAGGTAGATTAGGGAAAAACCCCTCGGATTCGTCCTTGGGGTTTTTTTTTGTTTTTGCGTGATAATGGGCGTTCTTTCTCCCCTCAACTTAATGGAGTTCATGCCATGGGCAAACTGTACGTCTACTCAACTTTGGCTACCGACGTGGCCTACACCAATCACCTTCAAGGCGGCGCTGACCTGCCTATTGAATTGCCTCCCGTTTTGGTCAAAGGCGGCGCAGGTGTCGCAAATGATCGCTTGCATACGCCCCGCGGCGTGGTGACTGAAATCACCGAAGAACAAGCCGAGTACTTGCGTGCAAACAAAGTTTTCCAATTGCATGAGCAAAATGGCTACGTGGAAATTTCAGGCTCTAAGATTGACCCTGACAAAGCCGCTGCTGATATGACTGGCCGCGATAACTCCGCGCCAATCGTGCCACCTGATTTGCCTGCTGATTCTTTGCCAATGGGTAGCGATGAAGACGAAGCGCCCGTAGCAAAGAAGAAAAAGTAAGACCCTTTGGGTTTTGCTAAATGCACAAAGGCTGATGGGTTTTAAAAGCCCCTCGGCCTTTTCTTTTATAAAGGGTTGACCATGACCACTATCACTTTTGACGCCGCCGCCTTTCGGGCCCAAACCCCTCAGTTTGCCGACCCCGTGGCTTACCCTGACGCCGCCCTATCTGCCAAGTTTGATTTGGCTACGGCCTACGTCACACCCGATACCTACGGAGACATGCCCATACCCGCGCGTACCCAAGCGCTCTACTTGATGACCGCGCATCTCTTGCAGTTGCAAAACGTCATTGCGCAAAATAACTTCACGGGTCAGCCAGGCATTGTGCAGGCCGCTACCGTCGACAGCGTGGCGATTACCTTGCAACCCCCGCCCGTGCGCGGCCAATGGCGTTGGTGGCTCAATACGAC